ATAATATGCTGGATTATACTTTCCTGCATAATGTTCTGAAAATCTATCTTGTGTTAAAGGAATTAAATGCAAACCTATTCTGTTACATTTATATTTCCATCTAAATATATCACCGAAAACTCCAGTGATTTGTAATCCACCATCGTCATTCATTTCGACCTGAGTGAAATACTTGCTAATCAATTCGTATGGTAAATTATTAGCTACATGAGTAGACGCTGCCTCCAAAAAGGAAGCAACGTCTGTTCTCGATGTGTTATAAAGTAAATTTACTTTTTCAAGTAAAGTCATCTTTACTCCTTAGACCCACATTGCGAATGTTTCACCAAGTCTGAAATCAAATCCAGCTTCAGTTTGAACTAAATCTGTTGTGTAGTCAACACCTGTATGTTCAAGAGATTGTACTCCCATGTACACTGATGTATCACGATTTAATCCATTGCCTTTTAAAGGTCTGTAGAATACGTTAGAGTAGTTAACAGCAACCATTCTGATGTTTGTACCATCAAGGTTAATGTCTCTTGTCATACGAATCATACCATGAGGAGTAGAAATTTCAGTAATATCTAAACCTGCAACAGTTTTCTTACCCATAATTGAGATGTCTTGGTTAAAGACACTAGGGTTAGCACCAACTGTTCCTTTGAAGGTATTCTGGAAGAAACCGCTAGAACCTAATCTATTGAACCAGTTAAATATTTGAGTACTTACATGGAATAATACGCTACCTTCTTGTCCAATTTCTGGATGATAAAACTCAGATAGTTGGTCTAAGAATGTATCATAACCGTCAGTTGCTTGTAATCTAAATACAAACCCATTGTTCATGATATAATCAATAAGACCTTCTGTAGTTCTTACTAACATTGTATCAGTGCCATCGCGTTTTGTCTTAACAGACCACAATCCAGCCATTGTAATGTCTTTTTTGTGTTGTAGCATTGTTTTTTGCCATCTGTAAGCCATTTCTTGTGGGCGTAATTTCAATACAGTAGCTTTAGCGGTATTGGTCATTGACAAATCGTTTTTAAAGATTTGAGTATAACCATAATCGTCACTGTATTTATCATTGTAAGTAGTACCAGGAAGACCTGAACCCTCTGCGAATACTGAACCAATGATAACAACTCTATCTTCTTTTTTGAAAGTAGTAGCTGTAGGCCATGTATTTAATGCTCTACCAGGTTCTGTTGATAATGCAAAAGCATCTTTAGTAGAAGCTGTCATTGCAATTCCTACAACACCAACTCCAAATGCGACAGAATCGCTAGTATCTAATGACCATGCTGGAGCAGAAATTACTCTTATTGCTAATTTTGTGCTTGTAGCTTCAACTGTTACTAATTCAACTACTGCTGTAGCAAATCCAGTTAATGCAACTTTATCAGCATTGCTATTGTCAATAAATGATAATGGAATTCTAATTTGCTGACCTTTAAAGAAGAAATTAGGAACTCCATTTGCTGTTCCAAAGAATGCATTAGAAGTTTTAGTACCTGCTTGGTCTACACGATAAGGAGTGATTGTTCCTTTTTCAGTGTTATAATCTGTAGTAAAATCTAATACAGAAAACTTTGTATTATTAATGAATAATGCCCATTGAGCAACAGTCATTCTATTTGCTGTTGAAATTGCAGATATAGCAGTACCTGCAGTGTCAGAAGCTCCTACTCCACCTGCTGTAATAAAAGCATATCTACGATGCCATACGTCACGTTTTTCTAAACGCTTAAACTCTGGGTCATCTGTTGGCTCGTTTCTAAATTTCACTGCTAAGGTGAAGAATGGGTCTCTCTTTGGTTGTAATTCAGAAATTCTAACGCTTCCTAAATTAAATGAGCGTCTAAACTCATTGGAAGGTACATCGCCTGCACCAGTTCCGCCAGTAGCGCCTAAATGACCAACATGAGAAAGACCAAGTACATTAATTAATGTTGACATGATGTTTTATTTTATGTTGTGTTTTGTTATGAGAAGATTGAGGCATCTGACGATGAAGTCAAGAATTGCATAAATACATCTTCCTTAGTTGTTTGTGGAACACCACCGCCATTTTGTGAACTTCTTCCGATAGTTCTAGCAGCATTTGATTGTTCTTTAAACGGTTTAGATGCTTCTTTTTTAGCATTTTCGATGATTTTGTCTTTATTAATTAAATAATAAATATCATCTAATGTGATTTTGTAGTTTTTTGATTGCTCAATCATGCCATCAAAATCATCATCTGTAATGCCATACTTGGAAACGAATGCTTTCTTTTCGTCTTCGCTTATGCCAGGTTTGGAATTTTCGGAAGTCTGTTTTGGAGCTTGTTTAGCATTTCGTCTATTAGCTATTTTTTCTAAGACTTTAGCATCTTTCGATGTTGGGTCTGCTAATGCGTTTTCTAAATCAAACTGGAATCCATCTTCCAAGTCAAGAGACTTCATTAGTGCTTTACGTTGCTCTTCAGGATTAGTGAAGTATCGTTCTGCCATATCCAAAAAGCCTTCATCATTTATCATGGCTTCAAGCATTGGTAAGACAGGTTCAACTTCTCTAAGCTTGTTTACAGCTTCAGAATTGCTACCTAATTTTTTCTCCAACTCAGTGTATGACTTAATTAAATCATCCACGTCTTTGAATTTTCCAAGAATCTTATCATCTTTAGGGTTCTCGTTCTTTTTTGAAGCGTTAGAATTATCCTGAACGATAGATTTGGAAATGACTCCTTTATCAGTCATGATAAATTCGTCTGTTTCTAGTAATGCAAATGCAGTGTTTAAGTCGTTGCCTAAATCTGGTTCTTCATCACTTTGAGAAGATTCTTCGAATGCTTCTGCTAGCTTTGTAGTATCATTTTTAGGTGTTGCTTTTTCATCTGTGCTTGCTTCCATTTCTGAGGCTTCGACCTCATCAAATGAAAAACTAGTAAATTGCTTTGACATAATAGTACCTTATTTTTAGTTGTTTGTCAAGTATTTATTTACTTGTGTTAGTCGATTTATTTTGAAGTCTGACCTTTTCATTTTCCAAGTCCTGTTTAGTTAAGAACTCTTCAACTTTAGCTTTCATTCCTTCTCCATCCATTTTACCCTGCTTTAATAATGTAGATAATTCAGCTATAAATCTAGCCTTCTCACCTTCAATATCAATTGCAGCTTCGTAAACTTTTTGTGTAATTCTTGTGCTGACTAATTGTCTTTCAAGTATTTCACTTTCTTTTTCAGCTTTCTCTAATGACTCAGTTAATTGCTGAATTTGCCCTTGTAATTGTTGTAATGAACCAATCTTTTCAACAATTGCTTTCTTATTAGGCAAGTCAGTCTTGTACAATACAGTCTCTTTATCAATGATTCCCATCTTATAAAGTTCCATGTACTCTTCAAGTTCAGCCCATCTATTAATTAACAAAGTACTACCACCAACAAATTGAATGTTGTATCTAGTTTGTTGCTCATCATAGAACTTGGCAATTCCTTCTTCGGTAATCTGATTCAATGTAAATAATTGTACAGATTCTGGGTCTTCTGGAGTTGCAATCGAGATTACCTTTTCAGTTCTATACAAATAAGTAGCATAATCATCAATGATTTTACCAGTTAATGTAAGAAATTCATTCAATATATTAGTAGCAAATCCTCTGATACGTCTAGTACCAAAATCATCACGAGCCAATAAGCCACGATATGGTTCTCTACCTGACATATCTCCTTGACCTTGCATATAAGCATTCATACCACTGATATATTCCATATCTGCAACACCTTCTTTAGCAATCGTATAGAAAGCATTGTTAAGTGGCATTGGCTGAACAGGAGTTGGTGGCTTACCTTGAGTATCAGGATTATATTCTAATACTGCACCAGGAGTTGAAGATTGTTTTCTAAATTCATCACTATTAGTAATTGTACCACGTTCTGCAAGCCATCTAGGAACACTAGATAAGTTAGCATGGTGAATCATAATTTGATGTGATTTATTAACTTCTTCTTGCTTACCAACTAAATCCATAGCAGCTGACATTGGATATGGTGTTCCAACGTGTCTATAACAAAGTGGAATAATAGGGTAGTTATCTCCAGGTAATTCAATGTCATCTTCAATTAACATATCGCCAATCACATGACTTCTGAATACTCTTGGCTTATAATAAATTAATTCATCAATTATAGATTCAGGTGGAATTGCATCTTTAATTTTATTCCAATCAGAATAAGGCATTTTAGAATGTTGTATTTCACCTTCAAGCTTATAGATAACTCTTACATACTTTACTTTTCTTTTCTCATAGAACTCATAGTATCTATAGAACTCAACTTTATTACCATCTTTAGATACTCCATCTTCAACATCGTAAGAGTGAACTGGAGTAGGAGCAACAAAGTTATACATCATAACATCTCTATCATCATGCCCAGTTATCTTTAGCATATCCATGTTTGTCAATTCAGGAAAATCAAACATAAGTTGCTCTGCAGTTTTAAACCTGCTAACCATCATAAAAGCTGCATCTTTAAAGAATGGGTCTCTGGAGTGAGGGTCTACATAAACATCCCATGGTTCAAGTGTTTCAACAGTTACCTCTCCTAAACCTTCGTCTCTATCAGGGTCAATTCCTATGTAGAAATATCCTACACCTTTAGTTAAAGCATCTCTAACACATTGTGCTAAATTAGATTGTCCATTAGATTCTTTCCATACATACTGTGCCATAGTAGCATGTAGAGAAGCTAATTCTCCATCGGTTCCATCAATTCCAACTGCTTGCCATCTAGGTGTTTTTGCAGTTAAAAAGAACATCATCAACTCAATCTGTGGAGTCATTTTATTTACTATAAAAGTAGGCATCTTTCTCTCTGTAAGAGAGTCATATTCTTCTTTAGTAAGCTGGTTACCAAGAAAAAATGAAAATGCCTTTTGAGATGAAGATAGCCAGTTAGAACGCTGAGAGTTCTTTAGTCTCTCATACATTGTAACTATTCTAGATACCTTATCTTGTTCAGTTAGTTTCTTTTTCATTTATTTATTTTATGCTGTTTTCCAATTATCGCCAGTACTTTTTCCCTCATAGAATCTTTGAACTTCCCATGGGTCTAATATTCTTTCCTGTTTAACTTCTTCCTTTTGCTTTTCAGGAGCATAAGAAATTCTCTTAGACATCTCTAATGAATCAAGTAAATCTATATATTTAGCATACTCACCAAATGTAACTATTTCA